ATGGCAAGTGTAAACGAATTAAATTTTAATCAAGTATCAACGCTTTTGACATCTATTGTTAAGCAAGCGACAGGACAGAGCGTACTTGCTCCTACTAATACAAGTGATTTTGTATCAGTAGCTACAACAGCGCTAAAGAATGGCGTTGACCCGGTAATGTCAGCAATCACACAGATGGTTGCACGTACTATATTTTCGATTAGACCATATTCCGAAAAATTCAAGGGTTTAAGAGTGTCTTCGGAACGTTGGGGCAATATTGTCCGCAAACTCAATATTGCTGACGGAGCGTATATTGATGATACATCATTTGCTTTGCCGGATGACGGGCAGAGCGTAGATATGTATAAACTCCGCCGTCCAAATATATTACAGACTAACTTCTATGGCGCGAATGTGTTCAGTATTGAACGGTCATATTTTAGGGAACAGTTGGAATGCGCGTTTACCAGTCCAGAGGAGTTTTCAAGCTTCTACAGCATGGTGACAGGTAATATTATGGACATGATAGAGACAGCACATGAAAACCTTAAACGTGCAACTCTTTCCAACCTTATCGGTGGAATTGTGTCCGGCGGGGGTGACGAACAGAAAGTCCATTTGCTGACTGAATATAACGCAAAGACCGGCGGGGAATATACAGCGGTAACCATTATGGCTCCGGATGTATACCCCGATTTCATGAAATTTGTATATGCTCGAATAGCTACAGTTTCAGCGCTTCTTACAGAACGTTTACAGCTTCATCATATCAATGTTACGGGCAAAGATATTACACGTCATACACCTTATGAAAACCAGAGATTGTATATGTATGCTCCGGCAATGTATGAAAGCACAGCTCGCGCAATAGCCGATACATATCATGACACATTCCTGCGTTATGCTGACCATGAAACGGTTAATTTCTGGCAGGCTGTAGAAACTCCGGACACTATTAAGGTTACCCCGTCGTATCTCAAGGCTGACGGAACTATTACTACGCCAAGTGATGCAGTGTCGGTTCCGAAGGTGTTCGCTCTTCTTTGTGATGAGGAAAGCTGTGGAATGACAGTATGTAATGAATGGAGTGCAACAAGTCCGCTTAATATTTCAGGCGGTTATTATAATGTTGCATGGCATTTTACGGATAGATTTTGGAACGACTTTACCGAAAATGCTGTAGTATTTACAATGGATTAATATTATGCAAGTTACTTTATATTCAGGTTTTGGAAAGCGGAATAATTCAACCAAAACACCCTCCACAGAGGGGGTTGCATACACCGGAACGCTGAAAGATAATTGTACAATACTAAAACCCCTCATTATCTTTCAGGCTGCCGGGGCGGGCGATTATTTCCCTGCAAGCTATCCTGCAAGCTATAATTACGCTTATATTGATGCTTTTGAGAGATATTATTTTATAACGGAATGGGAATGGGTGGAACGGAATTGGATTGCAACACTTGAAGTTGACCCTATGGCAACATATAAGGGCGATATTGGAACAGGTACACATTATGTAGAGCGGTGCAGCGGGTCATTTAACGGCAGAATTACAGATACTGTGTATCCGGTCATGACAGACCCCAGTGTTACAATAACTGATATTGATTCTCCATGGATTAATGAAACTTATTATATTGTGGGTATCAGTGGAGGTGGAGGGACAACAGGTATAACCTATTATATTTTTTCATCCTCTCAGTATTCAACATTCATTCAAAATATTTATAATAGTAATTCATGGTGGAACGCTTCAACTGCAGATGTTACTTACGACCCCTCAATATTCAATCCGTTGGACTTTATAAAATCAATTAGGATGTACAGAAGTTCATTTGGCGGAACTGCGGTAGGAAGTGTAAATATGGGATATTGGAGCGTGCCCGCCACATGTCGAATAATATCTGACACACAAGCATATTCAAGTGTTCAAAGAACAATCACTTTGCCACGGCATCCGCAAACATCGAGCCGCGGAAGCTATGTAAATTCAGATTTATATACTAAGCGTATATTATCAATTAAGCCTTTTGGTAAGATTCCTTTGGATTGTAGTCTAATCGCTGATGAAACTTCTATAAAAATATATATTGGTATTGACGCGTATTCCGGCCGGGGCTGGTTACGTGTGTCTAATGGTTCAAATTCTATGATAATTGCGGAGGCAGAGGCGCAGATAGGTGTTGATGTTCTACTTAATGTTCAGGCCGTATCGGAACTTTCACGAGCAACAGCGATAGCCAATTCAGCTTCAAGTATTATTAGCACTTTGAGAGGAAACGGTTCAAATATGACTATTGAAACAGGTGTGAGCAACTGGGCGGCAATTGCCGGAGTACCGCTTATTCGTGAGACTGGAACAGGTGGGGATTTAGCAACATTTTCTTTTGCTGAAAGTAATAGATTATGTTCAGCATTTTATTCAATAGCTGACGAATATAATTCAGAGTTTGGACGTCCATATTGCGCGCCGGCGGTATTAAACACTGTAGGAGGTTTTATTAAGTGTGCAAATGCAGAGGTCGAATTTCCATGTCTTGCACCGGAACGCGCAAAAATTGAAGCGTACTTGAACGGAGGGTTTTTCTATGAATAGTGTGCCGTATTCATACGGTAATATCATGCTTGAAACGGCACCTGTTACGCCGTCAACAATACATGTAACGAATACCGCATTGTCAGCATTTTTCAGACGTTATTTATTTTCTGATTTACTAAGTGTTTGGGAATGGAAAATCCCGGAGAATTGGGATAGCAATTATTTCAAAGCTGTTCTATTCTCATGGGGATATTTTGCAATTATTGATGCTCCGGCATTCGGTATAATTCCACAACAGGCAGGGTTAAAAGGATATAATGTACAGTATCAACCTACTAATGCTGTAATTTCTAATCCGAGAATAAATCAAATACTTGAACCTGTAATCGGTGAAGAATGTGCGGTAATTAGAATACGTCCCGATTACTGCGGAATGCTCGACATTGTAAATTATTACGGTGATATGATGGCGTTAACTGCGGAAACACTTGATACTAATATACTGAATTCAAAACTTGCTTATGTCTTCGCTTCTGATAATAAAGCTGGAGCAGAAACATTTAAGAAGTTTATGGATAAAATTGCCAGTGGTGAGCCTGCGGCCTTTATAGATAAAAATTTATTTGATGAAGAACACAACCCCCACTGGGTGAAGTTTAATAATGAAATCCATGATAATTTCATAGCTAATGATTTACACGGACTTCTTAAAAATCTGTATAATGATTTTCTTAATAGAATTGGAATACCTACAGCCAATACGGATAAAAAAGAGCGTCTTATAACTTCGGAGGTTAATGCTAATACTCAGCAGGCATTTTCCGCAATGGATATGAGTTTAAAGGAAGTCCAGAGAGGAATTAAACAGGCTATAGAAATATTCCCGGAACTTGAGGGTAATCTTTCGGTTAAATGGAGGGTGGAACTTAATGGACGCATGTCTTTCAATAATGGGGATAGTCAATTCAACACTACCGACAACAGCGGATTTTGAGCAGTTGGCTGTTAAATTTAAAAGTTGGTTTAATGTTTCAAGTGATTGGATATCAACACAGCTCGCCGGATATATTCTTATAAATACTGCGGAGTTTGAATTCATATTTCCCGACCCTAAATTTGCTGAAATTGCTATTAGTGCATGGGCTCAAGTAAATGATGTGAGATTTACGGAATTATATAACACTACTACTGATGCATTCTATAATTCGTTTGAACCTCTTGAAAATTACAATATGGAAGAGACAACTACGCAAGAAGATACTAATACCGGAACTGATACGCATACACACAGTGGAGGGACAACCACTGAAGATAGTATTACGACTAATGATACCGGCACAGTATCAGACAGCGGGGATGCCAGTCGTGACGGAACTACTACGCATAAGGTATCGGCGTTTAATTCATCAACATTAGCAGATGCACATAGTGACACTGATAATTTTAGTACTACTTCTACTAATACCAGAACTGACAATTTAACGCACACAACTACAGAAGAACACACATTTACAGATACGCAAAAGCTCGATATAAGCAGAAGTGATATATTAAATCGTACAGTAACGCTAAGTCGTCACGGAAACATCGGAGTAACAACAAGTCAGCAAATGGCGCAAAGTCAAAGAGACTTAGTTATGTTTGATTTTAATAAATATGTATGTGACGAATTTAAAAATGAGTTCTGTATTTTGTTATATTAAGAGGTGAAACAATGTACTATTTTCCTTATACAAATTTTCATGACTTAAATTTAGATTGGATTATTGAATATGTAAAATCCGCTAAAAGTGAAATAGAAGATTTAATAAATCAATTTGAGAACTTAATAGTTCAAACGACCGGCGAGTCAACAAATAAGGTAATGAGCCAAAACGCTGTAACGGTACAATTGAATTTTTTAAGCTCCAGAATTAATACTCTTAATACTACCGTAGAAGAATTGACAGCGAAACTCAATGAGGATATTGCGAATTTATCAGAATTTGAAACTGAAACAGCATCAAATTTTTCATCTGTTAGTAGTAGAATAACAACTATTGAGAACTCTCTTACACGTTTTTTTGTTGTTGTTACCAATACTGTAAATGGGAACACTATAAATGTATCAATGTCCGAATTACTAAATTACCGTACCCGTGCTAACACCCGATATTATATTAATGATACTGTCAATAATTTTGTCAGGTATGCATATGAAGCATATTCGCCACAATCACTGTCGATTATGATTCAGACTTTGCCCTTTACTAATGAAAATGCCGTCTATCGTGCAACGATTCACACTACATCTGGAGGCATAGCATATGACAAAATAGGGATTGTACCAATATCTCAATCAGCAGGTCAAAGTCAAACTTCGGTAATGTCGCAGCGAGCTGTGACGGATTTTGTCAACACTTCCAATTTGCCGAGGTATCCTCGATTTGAAATACAGTCTGACGGAGAGACAATACCGGCAGGGCAGCTTACTATATTACAAAACATTTTAAATGCTATAGTCGTTAATAATTATTCACCACAAATTTATTTGAACATTACAACGGATACTGTGACTGAGCAATTATATGTTGACAGTGCAAATAGCACCGGGTATGTCCTCCGAAATAATAACTATATTATAACATATACTACCACACCGTCAGTAACTATAGAACCCGTTGAAAAAGTGTTTACTTCTTCAGCTACAGGATTCGTCAGAATAGCTGAGGGAGCAGTAACAGGATATAACATATTAAAAATAATCGGAACGGATGTCGATTTAACAAATTATTATATTGTTGACGCAGATATTACAGCTTTAATAGGTGGAGATTCAACATTAATTTCCGTGTCTCCAGTATCCGGATTGCCTGTAATATTAATATATACGAATGGCGTGGCATTCTCCGGCAGCTGGACTGTCACTTGCAGGCATAAATAAAGCGGGCGAAGCCCGCTTTATTTTTTAAAATGGACAATAATCGTCGTCATTAACAATTGGCATTTTAGAAGCTGTCTGAGGCTCATCGTCCGGTTCATCCGGCTTGATACCCCGGACTATATAGAGCTTATCAATAAATAATCTAAGGTTATAATCTAATGATTTTTGGGGCTTTTCTACGACACCCTCAATAATTACTTCTGCACCTTTAGGAATAAATTGCAGCACATTTTTTAATTGTTCCTTATTACCAATAATATCATAAAATACTGTATTTTTGAATATTCGGCAGGCCAGAGAGTTTGCAACCATAACTTTGGTAATTGTTTTAACCTCGCTCCACTCCTTACACAATCTGCCTTGAATTACTGTTTTGTTATACATTTTTCTTTCTCCTTTAATAATTAATATTTATCTATATTTAAAATATAAGATACAAATTAAAATTACCGTAATAATGGTAACTATAAGTAATCGAGCAGCCCAGAATTTCAACAACTCAATCCATGTAAAATTATTTTTCATTTATACACCTCAATACATTTTTATATATTTTAATAACAATTTTAATAAGTAACCTTTTTCCGCTTCGGCTTCTCCGAAATACACAGCGTTTACAATGCTTCGGTATTTATTGCGGAACACCAAGATGTCATATTCATTAAGTTTAAATTCTTTAGGTGCTCCGCTTTTATGTGTTGACAAGTAGTACGGTTTTTGCCTGGATTTATGCCGGTATACTGTAATCTCTCCTATTGTTACGACTGGGATATACTCTGCAAGCGGACGTGACACGTCTAAGAAGCTGTCAATATCCTCGAACAGGTTATCAATAGCTTGATTTGCAAACGATGTATCTTTAGTATATTTGTATAATGCCGTTTTCTTTTTGCGCTCGCTTATTGGTGAATTTAGATATAACGCTATTAGTCGTTCATGTTCCCTATCTATTTTTAATTCCTTTTTATTGCGGTACATTTCCATAATTGGACTAATCATATTTAACGTCAAAAAATAGTCGTTGTTTAAAATTGTAGAATTGCATATACTGATAACTCTAAGAGCGGGTCTTCCTTCCAACTCCCTATTACGATTGATGGTCTCATAAGCATTAAAGAATGTAAACGCTTCGCCGTTCATACTTTGTCCTTTTAGTGTTTGTGGTATTGCCTCATCCTGTATTATAAAGTCAATATCCGTCATATCACCGCCGCGGAAATTCGCAAATGTTGACAAGCTCATCATATATCCGAGACATTCACCCCACGCCTTGCCGTCCTCATCTGCATAATAAAAGCTATAGCAATCGTCACCGTTTGGATAAGGTCGAATATCTATCCCTTTATCAGAATTCAGTTTTTTGAATACGTTAAAGGCTTCTGTAGAAAGCTTCTTCACTTCGGACGCTTTGCGCCGAAGTAAGATAAATTTCGTATGATGATTTAATACTATTGTTTCAAGTATTGTATATGTCTTTCCGATACCCCGACCGCCAATCAGCCACATAAACGGTAATCCTTTATTTAGCAGATATTCGATGTCCGGATAACCGGACGGTTGATATAATTTACTTTTCTTTACTCTATCCATCGTATCTTTTCCATATCAAAATAATTTTTTCGTAACCATTCGAGCGATGAGTTACTGATACGTTTTAATATATCCTCAATATCTATACTTGTACTGAGTTTATACGTTGTCGGAACGATTGCAACATTGGAAGATATATGTAAATCATGACCGTCAATCTTTAAGTCTATGTCCGTATCATTATCGTTGTATATCGCTCTAGTTCCTCCGGCTTTACTCCAAATAAACCCTTCCTTGAATTTCTCAATATCGCCGAGTTCTTCCGCGCCGGACGGAGTAGACCCTTTTCTATTCTTATTGACACCTGCCACAGTCACTTTTAATTCTCCGTCCTTAACCTGTGCGTATTTCTTCGCTCCCAGAGTGACGAATTTTTCACTTATTCCCTCGTTTTCATATACACCCATATAATGATTAACCCCCTTTCTATCGACCGCCTTATAGCACAATTTTTGAGCCTCTGCGACCATACGTTTATTATAATCTGTTGGATTATGATTACCGATATATTTAACACTATCTGTATCAGCATATACAAAATCTCTTCCGACTATCCACATAAACGCCTTTAAATCCTGTCTGGCATACGCCGTAACCCACACGCCCACTGCATACGGAAGAAATGGTGCACGCTTCATTTTTGCAAGCTTCTCTTCTTTTGTGTCTATGAGATAGTATTCATCAGTTGAATAAAGATATGCAACATCATCTTTCAACGTGTTCTGTACAGTCATTCCATATAGAGCGTTAATTTTCTTTTTTGATTCTGCGTATGCAATTTTATCCTCTCCACCTTTTAGCTCTGTCTTTTTTATAAACAAATCAATTACAAGTTGTCTAAATTCCAAAGGTAAATAGCGTTTGAGAGATTTATAACATTCGATTATTGTCATGTCCTCCAGAGAAATATTATAATCTTCCAATATTATCATTAGGTCGATTTCTGTTATTGTTGTCTCCAAAATTTCCGCGTATAATATTCGCCCATTATCGAGCAAATAGTTTTTTAGGTTCCTACACTTACTGAACGATATATAAGGTTGATGCCATTTCTCAAGTTCTACATGTTCCAATCGTACACGGAATACGTATCCGAATTTTTCCGAATTTGATAGTATGGTTTTAATATCATCTGTCGTTTCTCTAAACTCGGTCAGCGGGAATTTTTTATTTACCAGTTCGTAAGGGTATGAGCTTTCGCGGTCATAACTGCCCACATTTTCTAATATCTTACCCACATAAAACCGGTTTGCGTGTGTGTCTCCTCCTCGAAAAGCTTCACGTAACAATCCAAACACATGTAATGTGGGCACTAACCCCCGTAATATTCCGTTATATGGGAATAACACATTTTTTGCCATTCGCCGGACATATCCAGTTGAAGTATACGGGATTGTGTTTAGTGTGTCTCCATTAGCTTTTAACAAAGCTTTAATCGCGAATGATAGTCCTACAACATCATTACGCATATAAATTAAATCGTCGGTCGCTATTTCCGTCCATGGATATCTCACTACATCATAGTCCATATCCGTTTTTTGCAACGCTTTAGGAACATTCATATCTTTCATGAAACGTTCAAGACCTACACCCGCAAGCTTGTAACTACAACGAAATTCCACTTTACCCCACACACAGTACAAAGGTTCTCTAATGTCAACTAAAAACACATCTTTGCGGTCAAACTCATGAATACCCTTTAAAAATTGGAATTCGTGAGCTAAATTATGAACATATATAATTAATCGTTTCTTCTCCGGAATTATTCGGTTTAATTCGTCAATCACGGTTATAAAATCTTCCCAAGTTCGGCCATATATTACAGGCATGCCCCATATATGCAGCTGCCATATATACATAAACGCGTGAGTCCCCTCTTTGTATTCAGTTTTGCTCGTTTCTATATCCCATGACGCTATTACTTCCAGATACTTATTAACCGATTTCGTTAATAATATTCTGGACAGTCTTGTGTTTAGCATCTCCATTAATAAACGCACGTGCAATCTCCTCCGACGAATATATATCTATTAGTTTTGTGTTCTTCGCCGCGGCCATAAAATCGGCAAATTTATTATATTTAGAAACTGGAATATTATATCCGTGTTTTTTTAATGTTGCAACACTTTTTCGGCGTACTTCTCTTAGCCCCGCAACGCTTGCAAACTTATTTTTATATAACGTCTCAGCAATTTCTCGATAAAATGGTAAATCCTCATCTGATATATCCTTAGGGGCTTCTAAATCAAATAACCCGCTTTTGAGTACTTTGTCATAATCCGACCACTCCTTAGACGCTGAAAACCTTTGCTCGCGCTTCTTAAGAATATAATACAATCTCCGGTATTCCTGTCTATCTGTCATTTGCGCTTCCCTCGGTCATAATATCTAAACACTCTTTGACTGCCGACAGCTTCGCTTGATAAATATCGGTTTCCAAACTATTCTTGCAGACTCTATAGTGTCGACGGTGCATTATTTCATAATAATTATATAATTTAATCATCTTATCTGTTTTTGTCATTGTCTAACACCCCCCATACTAAAACATTGTAGTAGTCGTCAACTCTACATTTTGCCAGCCCCGACTTACTATTAACACATTCATATATTGAATTTAAGTCCTCTTGTTGAAGTCCTCCTTTTAAAAAATGAGAGTATATAGCACCGTCTGACGCGCGAAATGTTATAACATCATTACCGTTCATAAACTCAATTCCGTGAGGTGCTAATAATACCGTTTTACTTCCTATGTGATAATCTAATACGCAGTAGCCGGTTGAATCGTATAACAATACTGTGTAATACCCTGTACATTCATCATCCACTGCATAACCCCGATATATAAAATAATCGTCACATACTTTATTTAATCGGTCGATTTCATCCCACGTATGAAGCTCAAAGGCATCATCCATACCTAACGCGTCTTTAAAGTTCCTGTATTCGTTCATATCTACATCCCCTTTCGTTGATGAATATAGTATAACAAAAAAATATTTCAACGTAAGATATAAATTGTAAATGATTAGTATTAAATATGTTGAATTTGTGTTAAGATATAGTTAGCATGTGCTAACTATAGTAATTGTGAATTTCGTTAAAAATTTAACAAAGTGTAATATAGTAATTATGAATAGATATTATGTGTATTGTAAAGATTGTGTGAAGCTTTGTAATATTAACAAATTGTTCATGAAGTTCATGGAAATTTCATTTTGTTCACAATTTGTTAATATTCG